GAATAGCTGCAGATTTAATTAAGTGTGCTGTTGTGTTCTGTGTTTGAGATGTCTGAGTAGTTGTACTAACTAAAGTAACAGAAGCAGTAACTTGTGCTGTGTGTACGTTAGCTAGGGTTAGTCCTAAAATAATAATCCTAGTACTACTCTGCACAGTGTATAATGCTTCAGGTGTACCAGCACTAGCTGGCATCACATCGTGTGTAATTGTTTTAAATGTATTAGCCATTTGTTTTTCCTATATTATCCCAATGCAATCGCAAGTGCCGTGGCCTCGTCTATTGCTGATGCAGACGTTATTAGTGTACCAGCAGCAGAAGGTAATGTCAACGTTATATCTGCAGTAGAGGCAGGCCCAATCAAAGTTACTTTATTAGTACCGTTATCTGAATCCTCAAAGAACTCTACAAAGCCAGCACTTGTTGCACCATTCTTTACAGACATACCTGCGTTAGCTATTGGTTTAGCTGTAAGTGTTGCTACCCCTGTAACAAGCAGTGTGCTTGCCATATCTACAGCACCATCTATATCTACTACGTCTAAGTTAGTAGTACCATCTACATCAATATCACCAGATATATCTAGTGCTGTACCAATAAGTGTTTGTGTGAGTGTTATCTGTCCATTTGATGCTATAGTCATGGCATCTACATCTGAAGCAGAGCCAATAGTCTTACCATCACCGATAATGATATCATCAGTAAACGTGGCAATACCTGTTACTGCTAGTGTAGATGCCATGTCAACAGCACCGTCTATATCTACCACGTCTAAGTTGGTAGTACCGTCAACATCAATGTCACCACTAATGTCTAGTGAACCAAATGCACCTACACCTGTAGTAGTAATATTACTAGCACCTGTGTCAATAGTACCAAAGCCACTGGTAATACTACCTGTGTTTAAAGCCCCTGTACTAACTAGGTTAGGCATAGCAGTGATTTCATCATCAAAGTATGCAGCTAAGTCTGTTACTGCAACCTGCACCATAGTGCCGTTGTCATTCATAACAACACGGTCTGCATCAGCTACAGTAGTAGAAGTAGCTGAAGTGCCACCATCTACAATATTAAGTTCAGCAGCAGTTGAATCTACAGCAGCTAACTTAGTTAAGTCAGCCTGTACTAAACCTGATACACCATCAAGAAGGTTTAACTCAGCAGCAGTAGATGTAACAGCAGTAGAGCCTAGTGTTAGTTGTCCGTCAGGTACAATAAGACCAGCAGCACCATTAAAAATAAGATCATCTGCTGAAGTATCCCAAGTCATATTAGCTGAAGCTGTATCACCGTACAGAATTACATCATAGCCTTGATCGTTAGCACCAACTGTAAGTGTAGCATCTAGCTGTACTGCACCATCAATGTCTACTGCGTCAAGGTTAGTTGTACCGTCTACATCTATATCACCTGAGATGTCTAACGAAGAACCTGTCAACACACCAGTGACACCAAGAGTACCTGCTACTGTAGCATTAACGTCAACGTCTAGTGTGTCTATGTGTGCAGTACCGTCTATGTAAAGGTCTCGCCACTCTTGACTTGCTGAACCTAAATCGTATGTGTCATCATCATCAGGTATAATACTTGAGTCAATATCAGCACCAAACACAACGTTATCTGTAGCAGCATCACCGATAGTAATTGTACCGCCATTAAAGGTAGTAGTGCCAGTTACAGTTGCATTACCAGCTACTGTAAGATTACCACCTACAGCTAAGTTCCCTGAGATGTCTGCAGCACCATTCATGTCAATAGTAGTGGCAGCAATCTGTATCTCTGTGTCAGCTACAATGTCAAGCTGTCCATCAACACTAGAATTAAGGTAGATGCCAGTATCACGAAACTGAATCTTATTAGTTGTATTGACAGTCCATGCAGAGTTAAGATTAGCACCATCTAAGGCTAGTCCTGTGGAAGCATTAATGTCTACGATAGGAGATACAATCTGCACCTCACCATCAGCTACTACATCAAGCTGGCCGTCAGTGCTAGAGTTAAGATAAATACCAGTATCACGAATCTGGACTTTTTCGGTTGACGCAATAAGTAGATCATCAGAAAACTCAAAGTAATCCTCATCCTCCATCCACTTTAGTACACCATCATTTGACTCACCGTCAAAAGTAATTGTAATGTCTGTGCCAGCACTGCCAGCACCAAAGGTAAGTGTATTGCTTAATAGCTTAGTAATAGCTGCGCCTTCTGCAGCAGTACCATCGTGTGTGTGTCCAGAGGTAACATTAAAGGCAGCTAAAAGCTGGTCAAACTCATCATTAGAGTCTGATGCATCAATAATATCACCATCTGTGTATGTGGACTGCCGTATATAACCAGCCATTTTTTTCTCCTTTAACGCCTTGCGGCTACATCAAATTCTAACTGAAAGCCTTTGAGTGAATAAGGTTCTGACGTACCATTATCAACAACCCTTAGTGCTATTGCAAAGCCACTACCTTCTACTGCTTGCCTAACAAGAGGGTTAGACTGACCACCGTATGTAGCAGTACCGTATGTAGATGAACCATAAATAGCAACAACTTTAGTACTGTCAAAAGGGTAAGCAGCAGGACGTGGTGCATTAGGGTCTTCATAGTCATAACGTACAAATAAGTCGGAGTTTACTGCACCTTCAGGGGCATAGTTAATAATAACTCTTTGAAAGTTCTTTCGTATACCTGCGTCACCCATAGCTAAGTCAGGCGATCTGTATCGTCCTATAATAGTGGTGCCGTCAAAAGTACTACCTTGTTCTTGTCTGTATATATACCCATCGTAACCACCGTGTGTAATATGAACAACACCATCATCATTAATGTGATCTGTACAAGAAGGTTGAATACCTAATGTTTCAGAAAACTCATAACCTTGCTCTGTCCTGTGGCATATCACGCCTTTAGTTTTTGCTGTAGTTCTTGAATCTGTAGCAGATGTGGTATCACAAAAGAATATACGGTACTGAGTTTTATCAGGTACAACTAAAGAATCAAATTCACTTATATTACTGTAAGCACTAAACAGTTGATGAACAACAGTACTAATACTTCCTAGTTCAACATCACCAATTCTTTCAGTGCCAGCAATAGTCCTAAGACCATCTCTTGCTAAGAATACAACATCACCAGCAAATTCTTGAATAGTAAAACCATTCATGCAACCAACATTACGAGATACAGGAAGTAACTGAAAGTCTGCTATACTATTACCAACTAATTTAAATATACGTTCTTCACAAAATATAATAAGAGAATCACGAAACGGAAACAGACCAGTAATAGGATTTTCTACATTAATAGAACCTGCACCATTAGCAGCAGTAAAATCTGTAATTGAGTATGGAGCAGAAAAAACAAGCTCTTGTGGGTTGCTAGACATACCAGCAAAAAATAAAGTACTTCTATGTCCTGTTACAAACTTAGGATCAGTAGGTGTTCCTGTGCCATTTATATCCGTTACTGAGTTGCCTGAAGAAAAGTAAGAAGCTCTATTAACTCCATCTGCAAATATAATAGTATCAGTACCAGTTAAGTTTTGTCTATAAAAATTATACTTTTCTGCACCTGTACGGCCTGTATCTATCTGGGTCCAGTACTGTTCTATTGCAGCATTGTCTGAGTGTGCAGCGGCGGTAGTACTATTAGCTCCACGTGTACAACCTGTAAGCTGTGTAGCACTTTTACCTGTGTAGGTAATCTGCTCTGTACCGATAAGGATTGTACCTGTTGTACTAAAATCTGTAGTGCTATCTATTGTAAGAGTAGTAACTGAACTGTTTACTGCACCATTAAGAAGCGTAGATGCATTAGATGCTCTAAAAACTTTAGTCCCTCTAGCAGCAATAATCTCTCCATTATGATAAGCAGACATTAATACTTTTTCAGTAGAGGCAGCAGTCTGTGGAACTATGTTGGTGTTCCATTTAGCATAACCATTTATTCTACGGTAGCCACCTTTAATGTCAGGCTCAAAGTTTTCTAACTCAAACGCTTGCCCCGGTTCCATAGTAAAAGTAGATCGGTTAAGTACCAACCCACCCTGACAAGGAAAGATAAAAGGATTAAGACCTGATTCGTCTGCCATGTTTAACCCTTAACCAAATGCGCTTGCAGGTTTTGATGCTCTTGTGATCATTGTAGACCTTACATAGTTTGTCCTGTTAGCCAGTAAACTTCTCATGTTTTTAATGCCAGCTTCAAACCTTTGAAAGTTTAAATGAAATTGCTGCGCTTCACCTTTGTATTGATAGCCATATGCTGTAGCACCATCTGCTATAACACCTCTGTACTGTTCAGGTATTGCAGGAACGTCTGTAGCTGCTGACATAGCAGTTGTGTAGGAGTAGTATTCGTACTTTAAAGAGTATGCTTTATCTGGGTAAGGGTATAGACCGTAGTTATTGTCAGGGGTTCTAAACACATTACGTGGTACGCCACCGACATCTGTCTGATCTTCTTGTGTGATATAACTTTTTAAATAATCTTTATAGTCTATCAGAATTAAATTACCCCCAGAGGCACCTAAAGATGTATCCTTAACAAGTCTAAAAGTATCGTAGTCTACATGCTTTGCACTAGTAGGAATAGTATATCTTGTAGTACTAGCAGTTAAAGTATCTGTCTGTGTATTGTGATTAAAAGGCCAACTAAATTCACTTGTATTAATATAATCAATAGCATCATTTACTGCATTTTTACATTGTATTTGAAACCCTCTAGCTGCAGTAAAGTTAGAGGATGCAAGAGAAACCTCGTTAAAACGAGCAATGACTTCATTAGTAATATCTAAATATGTATATGCCATTACAATCCCTTAAAATTATACCAAGAGTTTTTTGTTCTGTAAACTTGATACACCAATGGGGCCAGCATATAGCCAGCCCCAAAGTATATATTTTTATTAAATAAGGTCACGCTGTGCAACAGCAGCCTCAGTCTTAGCGGCTGAAACATCTGCAACCACTGCATATACCCGAAGGCGTCCAGTAGCAGGTGCAGCACCAGCAACAACAACGTCAATGGTATCAGCAGCACCAACACATGCCAAAGCAGCAGCAGCAAATGTAGAAGCTGCGCCAGTATTAACAATGTTAGCTTCGCCGTTAGTACCTTTTGCAAGGTATGTACCAGCAGCAGCAGTCAAGTCAGCACCGTCAATAATGTCATCGCCACCAGCGAAGTCAATATCTGCAGTACAAGAAGTCGTGAAAGATTTCATGATTTCTGCACCAGCAGCAACGATAACTGATTCAGCAGGGATTTCTAGCAGTTGAAAAATATCCCCGTTTGCGCCAGAGTAACCAGCGGCAACCATTGCGTCAATGTCTAAGATTGCTTCAATGGTCCGTACAGTATTACCAACATTGGTTGGAACAGCAAGAACATTTGCCCCAACGCCAGCAGTATCACTGGAAGTCATGTCATAAGT